GTGTTATGCCCTTTTTCGGCATGGGTGTTATGCCCTTTTTCGGCATGGGTGTTATGCCCTTTTTCGGCATGGGTGTTATGCCCTTTTTCGGCATGGGATGTGCTAACCAGTGCCGTTTTTTGGCATGGGTTTGATATAGAGAATCTGCTAGGTTTTCCATCTAAACGCTCAACAGAAATCAACCCTTTTTCTTCTAGGTATTTCAAAGATTCAAATAGAGTGTGCGGCTTTTTGATTCCAGTTTTTTTGAGTAAAAACTTAGAATCTATTGCCCAATTTTGACGAGAGAACCCCTCAGTAAATCGATTAAGAACTACATAGCATTTCAGGGTATTACCCGACATTTCTGCCACATAGTCATCATCAACAAGATAATTCGGTGTTCTTGTATACCCCTCTTGTTTACTTGCCATAGTGACGCGCTCTTGCTTTGGAAATTGAACAACTTCGGCTTGAGGTGGTTCATGTTTATGTGCTAAATTCATGGCTCTACTCCGTTTCATTGCTTAGCAGTGGGATGGCAGATAAGGCTCAGTTGGTCGTAACAACTGAGCTTTTTTTGTGCCTGTGGTTTTTGCAGTGGTTCAGGTGTCAGCTCAAAAAAAGGCGTATCCACTGTATCTGTGGTAAGACGATCCAACTCCCTGAGAGAATTTAGGTATTCCTTCACTTCTTGGATTTTTGCCTTCATGTACGCACGACTTAATTTAGAAACATCGGTTTTTTCAGCCTTTGCGATAGCTTCAAGATCACGCTTTTCTTCATATGTGACTTTGAAAGTGATGCTTTCAGTTAATTTTTCAGCCATAGATTTCATCCAGCGATATTTAGGTCTGCTTTTAATTTTCGTTTTGACAAAACTTCGAAGTAGGACTGGGTTTTTTCTGGAATGCCTGAGTGTTTCCAGTAGTGAATTACAGAGCGGTTGCGTTTGAGTTTTCGCGCTAAAGCGGCGTCGCTATCAACTTGATAAAAAGTTTTTAAGTCATCAACAGTCATGTTTAGTTTCCAAAACGAATTAGTTTAGTTTATTGAACTATAAGTTTAGGAGTCTGTCAATTTTATTGTTTAGTATTTTGAACAATGGTTTAGGAAAAATTAGCTATGCAAAGCACATCAGATCGTATTTTGAAAAGAATGAATGAGCTTAAGCTACAACATAAAGATATTGTGGCTGTAACAGGTGCAAGCAAAGGAACTGTAACTAACTGGATCAGCGGTGCAAATACACCAACAGGAAGTAGATTAATTGCATTGGCAGATGCATTAAAAACAACTCCAGATTGGTTAATAACTGGAAAAGAATCACAACAGCAACAAAGTTTAAATATTGAAAATCCTGTAAATATCAGGCTTACAGGTAAAACACTTCGAGTTATACCTGTATTGGATTTTGTTCAAGCTGGAGCATGGAAAGATGTTGTTTATGATGGACTTAATCCAAAGGGAGAAACATATACATCGTATATTGGGAGTGATGAACATGCTGTTTTTTCGTTAGAAGTTGATGGATATAGCATGTCACCAGACTTTCAACCAGGTGATGAGATTGTTGTTGATGCTGCCCTTGCTCCAAAACCAGGATCTCTTGTGATTGCTCAAGAGGTTCAACATGGAATTGCTATGACAACATTCAAAAAATACAGAGTGATTGGAATTAATGAGCATGGCGTTGAGATTATTGAGCTTGTTCCGCTAAATCCTGATTACCCAACATATAACTCAACACAAATCGATATATCGATCATTGGGGTAGTAGTTGAACATCATCGGAGTTTAAAATATTAATGAAAAACAAAATTATACCTATATTATTTTTTGCTTTAATTTTAATAAATATTGGGTTTAGCGCATATCTGTGGAAGCAGAATAAGGAATTAAAGTCTGATATATCAAATATATCTAGTGAATTAATGAGACTTGACTTAGATGCACTTGAGAAAATTAAATCTAAAAACTCAGGAGTCGTATCATCTGGTGAATGTGGATCATGGATCAATCCTTGTGAGTAATCTTATAAGTAGAGTTATTTCACCATAAGCCCACGAAAGTGGGTTTTATTTTGCCTATAAAAAAATAAAGTTTAACAAAATAAATATTTGTTCATTTTAATAAACAAAAGTATTGACATATTTGTTCAGTTTACTAAACTAAACCTCATAGACAAACAAAAGCCCCAACACTTGCAGGCGACGGGGCTTTTCAACACAACGAGGTCATTATGGAAAAAAATCTTTTATCTGTCAAATCAAAGTCGGGACTCATATTCCCTGCCTTTGTCGCACTCATCATCTTCTGTGTTGTGTTCTTTACTGCAATCCGTGAAGCAGACCATCAAGAGCGCGAAGCTACTGTCGTGAAAGTACAGGTTCAAAGCGAGCGTGAAGCTCAAAGCCTTTACCAAGCTGCTAAGAAGGGAGAACGATAATGAATGCTCAAGCCTACCCTGACAAATTCTCCGAATTCCTTGGCAAAGACGCACGTACTGGCCTTTATCTAGTACGCCTTGGTCATACAACATATGCAGCAAATGCAACTTGTACAGAAATCTTCACCGTGAAAGACGGCGTGAACACCCCTGTTTCTCAAGATGTGTTGGCTTCTAAAGACTGGATCTTAAGAAACATGCGTGACGTGGTTTTCGCTGAGCGACGCAAGTTTTCCGAAGCTATGCAGCGCTCAAACATTCCAGTTTATTCGCGTCAAGCATACAAGCATCGTCGCGGTTACTCGCACTAATTCAGGGGAAATATCATGGCTTTAAATATTATTACTGCTGATCAGGTTTTGCAGGTAAACGCAATTATCACCTACATTTACGCTGATCCTGGTCTTGGTAAAACCTCTATGGGTTTCACTGCTGACAAAGCAATTTCTTTTGACTTTGACAAGGGTGCTCATCGTACTGGTGAGTTACGTCGTGGCGCGGTTGTTCCAGTGAATAAATGGACTGATGTTGCAAACCTGACTGCGCAAGACTTGGCACCATACAACACAATTGTTTTGGATACTGTGGGCGCAATGCTTGAGTGTATTAAATCGCACCTAATGTCTATTCCGAATAACCGCCAACAAGACGGGACTTTGAAGCTTAAAGCTCAAGGTTCCGCAAACAACATCTTTAAGGGCTATGTACACATGCTCATTGGCATGGGCAAAGATGTGGTTTTCATTGCACATGCTTCAGAAGATCAGAACGGCGAACAAGTCATCTATCGTCCAGATCTGGGCGGTAAAAACCGCAATGAGCTTTATCGTATTGCCGACATTATGGGTTATTTAACCACTGCTCGTACACAAGAAGGTAAATCGGTACGTGTCATTAACTTCAACCCATCAAGCGCACACCATGCAAAAAATGCAGGTGCTTTGGGTGGTGAATCTGGTGAAGTGTATGTTCCCGACTTAAAAGCCAACCCTACATTTTTGGCGGACATGATTTCCCAAGCTAAAGCTCACATTAATACGCTTACCCCTGAGCAGCTTGCCACTATCAAAGCGAATGAAGATCTTGAGAATTGGCAGCAAAGCTGTAAAGAGGCTGAATATGCCTCTGATCTTGATCAGCTCACTGAATCTTTGCATGACATGGTTGAGTCAAAGCATGTTTATGCTGAATCAATGCGCCAAACCATGCTTTTACGCGCCAAAGAGCTTAAATGCAAATTTAATAAAGAGAGTAATAAGTGGGGCAACCCGCCTGAATTCCAAGCCATTTCTGATGAACAGCGCGACCAACTTCAAGCATTTATAGCCGAACGTGGGCTTGATGTGAAGACAGTTTGTGAACACCTTGGAATTGATGCCCTCACCCAAATTGATGTGAACACACTTACTGCTGTCCAAGCAGACATCGACAACTTAGCCAAAGAGAGCCTTGCATAATGAAAGCAATTATTCTTGATACTGAAACCAATAAATTACAGGGCCTTCCGATTGAAATTGCTTATGTGCCTTGCGAAGTAAAAGACGGCTCTACATCTGTTTTTGCTGATCAGGCTTTTGATGAGTATTACTCAGTTGGTGAACCTATTTCATACGGCGCTATGGCTGTACACCACATTTTGGAAAGCGACATTGCTGACAAGCCAGCACACACCACGTTCAAACTGCCTGAATCTGCTCAGTACATCATTGGTCACAACATTGATTATGACATTGAAGCAATCAAGCGCTGTGGTGTTGATACATCGAATCTGAAAGCCATTTGCACGTTGGCACTGGCACGTAAAGTATGGCCTGAAGCTGAAGCACACAATATCTCTGCCCTGACATACATGATCTTTGAGGGGATTCCATCTGTACGTGATCAACTGCGTTCAGCACACAATGCCAAACAAGATGTATTGCTCACTGGAAAGATTCTAAAAAGCATCGTGAATAATCTTCAAGCTACTGATTTAGAGCATTTATATCAACTTTCAGAAGATGCCCGTATCCCTTCAGTCATCACCTTTGGCAAGCACAAAGGCACAGCAGTTAAAGACCTACCAAGCGACTACAAAGCTTGGTTGCTTAAACAAAATGAGCTTGATCCGTATTTGCGTAAAGCTTTAACAGCATAACACCACCCACCGACATGGATGTCTCGCTTGGCTGTAAGCGCGGTGGATCAGCCTGTAGCCCCTTATGTGGTGGGGAAATAGTGAAAGACACTCCTTAGTCAGTCTGCCAGTTGTTGGCGCAATTGGCATGAAAGAGTAGCTAGGAACACAAAAACCACTAGGCAAAAGGTTGAGTAAGCAGCCACCCCTCTGCGCCGATGGGGGTTTACTTAAATTGGAGATCAATATGATCAAGTTTCCTGAAAGTTTAGAAAAAATGAAGCCAGAGCAACGCTGGCAATGGTTTGATCGACAAAAAGAGATTTTGCGTAAAGCTGCCAAAGATGGCGTTGAAGCAACGCTTAGCTCTGATCTATCCGAATGCTTTATGTTCATGCTTGATTTGAGTGAATTAAAGCACTGTCAAATGATTGCTTTGCATAACAATGCTGTTGTTGTCGCTGCATGTGCATTGATTGAAAAGAATGATGATGAGTCGCGTGACTGGTTATTGAATTTGCTAGAACAAGCCGATGATCCAACTTGGCAGATGTATGAGAAAGCTCAGGATTATTTTGATAAGCATCATTTGCCCTACCCTGAATCTATTCAGGAGCATCGTGAAAATATTGCCAAGCAAGATCAAGTTTTTACTGAAGATAATGAGCGCTTTGCAGTTTGGTATGAAGAAAATTTGCTTCCACTTTTGAAAGGCGGTGAGAAATGAACATTCAAGAAACACAACAAGCGTATGAAGAATGGTTGCAAGCCAACCCTGATTTTGATGAAGAACTTCTTCAGAAATCTGATGAAGATGATGAATGTTCTGAATATTTGGATGATGAAACTAACTCAATGTATTCAGCATTTGAAGCAGGTGCGGAAGCTCAAGAGCAAATTTCATTAAATGAAATTAGAGCTAAGCAACGTGAAATCAACGATCTGAAGGCGAAGCTGGAAGCAGCTCAAGTGCATGA